AAGAAAATCATATAAGGATGGCTTTCAGGCTGGCAATCAGACGATTAATGGAAAACGGAAGAATAGACCGGTCTACTGCTGAATATATGGAACAGAATGGTATTCATCCTATGTCAGGCGAAAGAGTAGCAAGACAATATCACCAAGAAGTTACAAAACTTTTAGATGAAGGCAAAGCCCCGTCAGTTAAACATTTTTATGATTTCTTAGATAGTATGGTAGAAATGTTTAAAGGTTCTCATAAAAATACTATGGATCGAATTGGTATTAAAAAGATTATTAGAGAAAACTCTGTTATGCTAACACATGATCACGAAGATATGAATTATTTTTTAGAGAATCACGGGTTTCAAAAGACAGAGAAAAAACAAATAAATGATAAATGATAATTTTTTAGATATTGAATCTTTTCATAAAATTCAAACAAAATTATTGAGTGAAGATATTCATTGGTTTTATCATAATTATACAGACAATATATACCAAGATAATAATCAATTTTATTTTAGCCATCATTTTTATGAATTGAATAGATGGACCTCACCAGTTGCTGAAATATTAGAGCCTTTACTATTAAAAATTAAACCTGTTTCTATTCATAGTATAAGAGCAAATCTTATGGCTAGGACAAGTGAAATTGTGGAAAGTAATTTTCATTCAGATTTAAAAGAGCTCATACCAGATGAAGATAGATTGAGCCAATGGACCACAGCAATATTCTACATAAATACCAATAATGGTTATACGAAGCTATCAGACGGAACAATTGTTGAAAGTAAATCAAATAGATTACTAACTATGTCTGGGGATGTTGAACACTTAGGAACAACTTGTACAGATCAAAAACGAAGGGTAGTAATAAATTTAAATTATTACATTTAACAGGAACTTAGTTTATGTTAGTAAGACATCATCGAGGATTATCTGTAGGTAGTGATCCTGCATGGGGACAAGGAAGTCGAGCCATTGTCGCTGGCGGTGGCACACCTTGGACAAGTAAGATAGAATATGTTACCATAGCAACAACAGGTAATGCCGCGGCTTTTGGTGTTGTTCATGGGGCAGGCCCAAATTCTTGGGACGGTTCATCTAATTTATCTGGAACGGCCGGCGATGGCCGGGGGTTTATTATAGCAGGACATGATGGAGGTTATAATAGTTCCAATTGGAGCCTGAATCTCATACGGTATCTTACTATAGCAACAACAAGTGATTCTGCTGATTTTGGTGATTTAACCCGAAGTACAGGTAGTGGAGCCGCAACTTCAAATGGTAAAAGGGCTCTTTATTTTGGAGGTGATAATCCGAATTTTTCCAATAGCATAGATTATTTTGCAATAGCTACCCTCGGAAATGCTTCAGTTTATGGCACTATCACCTCAGGTGCTCTTGGATACACAGACGCGACAGGAGATGGCACTTATGGAATGGTCGGCAAAGGATACAACGCATCATGGGGTCAGCATACATGGGTGGATTATTGTAATATTGATACAACAGGCAATACAACATTGTTTGGTGGCGCCGCTTCTTCGCCGGTTGTGAGTATTATGGCCGCTGGCATGTTTGCCTGTTCAAATGGTGTGCGAGCATTTTATGGTGGAGGATATCAACAGGATGATCCATTTACAGGCACCGGGAAATACATAGAATATTGGACTTTTGCTGTTCCAACAAGTAACTCACTTGAGTGGGGACAACTCCAAGGTAGTACCAAATCTGCCCCAGGATGCTCTGACGGTTCAAGAGGTATGGTTATGGGAAGGGGCGATTACAACCCTTCAAGCATTTATTATTTTGATATGAATGTTTCAGGAGCAGGCAATACTGCCGCGACATTTGGTACTATATATCATCCGTCAAATGGGCGTGGTGGAGCCGCAGGGTTAGCAGGAGATTGAATGGTATACTTAGATAATCATTTCTCTATTTTTATAAAACGTGGAGCAACTTTTGAAACTGCTGAAGATGTAATGAATCAATTTAAAGCTGATTGTGTGTCAGATGAAATATCTGAAATTATGGAATTTAATGAAACCTTATTAGCTGAAGGTAAGATGACACAAAACGTATTTTTGGTAGATATTTCGGGTTATAAAATTAATATGAACCGTATATCAAACATTGATACTGGCGGTACTATTGTAAGAGTCCCTGCAGGAGTTCAAATAGAGCGTACATATACAGATGAGGCAGATGTAATTCGTACCTGGGAGTTAGATAAAAATTTAAAACGAAAAATTAATAAAGTAACTCAACTTGCCGGTTGGGAAGTTCCTTTTAAAATTTAAAAACATTTTATGCACAAAATTATGATCGGTACACCATCGTATGGTGGTGTAGTGACAATAGAATATTTAAAGTCTATAATAAGATTACATGAATATAATGTACAATATACAATAGCACTTTTATCAAATCCCCTTTTAATGCAAGTAAGAAATGATATGTTTACTTCTTTTGTTTCAGATGAAATGAAAGATTATTCACATTTGTTTTTTCTTGATGCTGACATTGGTGTTCGACCAGAAGATATCGTAAAACTTATAGAACATGATAAACCTCTTATAGGGGCAGTATTTCCAAAGAAAGTAAAGCCTGCAGGAGGTAAACCAGTTTGGAATGCCGGATCAGTAATAGAAGATTGTGAAGACGGCACAGCAAAGATGGGACACATTGGAGCTGGTTGCATGTGTATTCGAAGAGACTTAGCATTAGAAATTGCGAAGTACGCAGAAGATAACAAAATGATGTATGTAAATAATATTGAAATTCCAAATGAAAAACCAATAGACACGTATGATGTGTTTCGTGTAGGATTAATTAATAACATATATGCCTATGAGGATTACTATTTTTGTCATTTGGTTAGAAATATGGGTTATGATGTGTATGCGGACTATACAATAAATCTAAAGCATGTTGGTTCTTATGTATATGAAGTTGATGATGAAGGAAAAATACGGAGTGATGCTGAACTTCGAAACCTTCAATGGCGTTATCCCAGTTTCGGGGCAAAATAATGGATTTTGGTGATTTAAGAAAAAAAAATAAAGGCGAATACATATCAATACCTCCTACTAAAGAAATCCCAGATGAAGGATTCCATTGGGTGTCTAATGATGAATGGGATGCTTCTGTTCAGCAAAAAACTTATTTCTTTTTAGCAGGTCTTCCGCGAGCAGGAGGAACATTACTTGGTGCAATATTACATCAAAATCCTGATATCTATGTTGGCCCAACATCACCTATACTTGAATTTTTAGTATCTTTTGACAATATATTTAAATTTAATCGTATGTATCATGCTTATCCTAAGGATGATTTTCGAATCAGAACACTATCTAGGATTTGTGATGATTGGTATTCTGATGTTGATAGTCCTATTGTTATAGATAAAAGCAGAGGATGGCCTCGAGCCATACCTTATGCGGAATTACTTTCAGGTAATATAAAAATTATTTGTCCTGTTCGTTCTATTTTAGAAGTGTTATCATCCTGGATTCTTTTAAACAGAAAATCCCCTAATTCATTTATTGACAAAAGTTTAAAAAAACTAAATTTAGATCTTACTGATGATAATCGTTGTGAGTTTCTTATGCAAGAAGAAAAAGGAAATGTTGAACAGTCTTTATACTCTTTAAAAGAAGGATTTAAAATCCAAAATCAAGGACTGTCTAATCATACAAATTTTTTACATTTTGTTGAATATAATGATTTAATTAATAATACTGAAAATACGATAAACGGAATTTATAATTTTCTAGAACTTCCTACTTATAAACATCAATATAATAATATAGAAAATACACTTCAAGAAGATATTATGGCATATGGAATGCCCGAAATGCATGACGTGAAGCCAACCATAATAAGAAGTAATAATAATCCTGAAGAAGTTTTAAGTAAAAAAATTATAGAAAAATATAGCGGTTTAGAGTTTTGGCGCCAGAAATAAATATGGTAGTGGGGACAATTTATGTTAGTAAGATATCTAAGAGGATTAGAATCACGCGGAACACCTGATTGGGTTGGCCCTAGAGGATTATTTGCTGGCGGAGACATTACCGGCAATGATACAGAGCAAACTGATTATATAGAAATAGCAACACCAGGTAATGCGACTACTTTTGGTAATTTGACTCGTCGTGCTGGATATGGGCCAGCCGGATGTTCAGATGGAAGCAGAGGTTTGTTCGGGGCAGGAAGTACCCAATCTCCCGACATTATAGATTATTTTACCATAGCAACAATAGGCAATGCAATTGATTTTGGTGATTTGACACCGGAGGTAGACTACGGGCCTGGTGCTTGTTCAGATGGATCCAGGGGCTTGTTTACTGGTGGTTACCTCGTAAACTCCAAAGCTTCAAATCAACAAATATCTTATGTAACCATAGCAACAACAGGTAATTCGTCTACATTTGGTAATATGACTGCCGCGAGATTCTACATGGGCAACGTTTCTGATGCAACTAGAGGTGTTTTTGCAGGAGGAATGGATTATGTATCAAATGCGTATGCAGACACAATGGATTATGTAACAGTAACAACAACAGGTAATGCAACTGCTTTTGGTAATATGACTGACGGTTCCTCCCGTTATGCAAGTTTTTCTGATGCAACTAGAGGTTTATTTGCAGGCGGTTGGCACCCCAACACATATACATTAACAGATAAAATTGATTATATAACCATAGCAACAACAGGCAATGCCTCTGATTTTGGGAATCTTACAAGTATAGAGAAACTAGGTGTATCGGGTTGTTCTGATGGATTTATAGGTACTATTGGCGGAGGTAGAACCACCGCGAATTATCCCAACGAAGTAGTCACCAATAACATTGATAAGATAACCATAGCAACAACAAGCGATGCAACTGATTTTGGTGATTTAACAATCGCACGGATGAGTCACGGAAGCACATCCGGAGGTTAAATATAAACATTAATATATTATGCTATAATAATGGAGATAATTTGTGTTAGGAAGACATCATAGAGGCCTGAGTAGTAAGTTTTTCGTTGAGGCCACAGGAGGGACTGAGAGTTCTTATGTTGGAAATGTTGACGATTATAAAGTTCATACATTTACCTCATCTGGTATTTTTACTGTTTCTAAAGTCGGTTCCGAAGGTATTAATATTTTGGTAGTTGCAGGCGGCGGAGGAGGAACAGGTGGCTCATCCTGGGGTGGTGGCGGAGGAGCCGGCGGAGTTGTTGTTGCATCAAACAAAACAGTTACAGAACAAGCATATACAATTACTATAGGTCAAGGTGGAACAGGTGATGACAATAATCCTCCTGCTGGAATGGGAACTGATAGCACATATGATGATATAATTGCTAAGGGCGGAGGTGCAGTCGGCGTATATCAAAACCTTGATTCCTTCGACGGAGGCTCTGGTGGAGGTTGTGCGGGTAAAAGCACTGATGGTGGAGAATCAATCCAATTAACATTAGGCTCTCAAGGAGGTGGTACTGGATATGGACATAACGGCGGAGGAGGCATCAACGGGGTTGGTACTCAACACTCCCCAGGTTCTGGCGGAGGCGCAGGCGGTAAAGGATGGGCCTCGGACATTGATGGACCAAACTACCCTGCAGGAGGCGGTTCACCCGGTGGCTCAGGTATTCAAAATCTTTTTCAAACAGGAATTAATCAATATTATGGTGGCGGTGGCGCCTCGATGGGTATGGGGGCAGGATCGGGTGGCCTAGGAGGCGGCGGTGATACAAACACTAATGGTACTGCAAATACTGGAGGCGGTGGTGGAGGAGGCGGCATTTCTACCGGTGGCTCAGGTATAGTAATAATAAGATATCCGTATCAATTTGGGCCAATTGAGGCCAATGGAGGATCCGTATCTACTTATGGTGATTATAAAGTTCACACATTTTACATTACTGGTACGTTTACTGTTACCTCAGCCTCACCTGTAGGTATAGATATTTTGGTAGTTGCTGGTGGTGGTGGAGGAACAGGTAATGGTAGTGGACTATGGGGTGGTGGCGGAGGAGCCGGAGGTGTTGTTATTGCATCAAACAAAACAGTTACAGAACAAGCATATACGGTTACTATAGGTACAGGCGGTACAGGTTCGCAAGGTTACTATCCACAGTCTTGTACAGGGAATGGAACTGATAGCACATATGATGATATAATTGCTAAGGGCGGTGGAGGAAGCGGCGAATATCAAGATGGGGCTGCCTGTGCCGGAGGATCTGGAGGTGGTGGAGCAGGTAAAGATACCGAAGCCGGAGACACAACTCAATTAACAGCTGGATCTCAAGGAGGTGGTACCGGATATGGCAATGTTGGAGGAGGATCAGTGTCTATGCCTCCATGGTGCGGTTCTGCAGGTTCTGGTGGAGGAGCAGGCGGTAAAGGATTTGCGGCTCAACTAGATGGGCCAAGTTACCAAGCAACACAATTTTATGTAAATAGTGCTTCGCCAGGAGGTATAGGTATTCAAAATGATTTTCAAACAGGAATTAACCAATATTATGCCGGAGGAGGCGCCAGCGGCGCCACAACCTCATATACAACACCTTACATACTATCTTGCGATGGCGGTTTAGGTGGCGGAGGAGCCGGAGGTGTTGACGCACAAGAAAATGGAACAGACGGACTAGGTGGTGGAGGAGGAGGTGGTGCAAATACCACTGGCGGTAGCGGTATAGTAATAATAAGATATAAGATTCAATAATTCCTTAGGTCTTTCCTTTTCTTGAATTACAGTAATCATTTCTTTACAGGAGTTAAGCCAAAATCATTGTTGTTACTATCTTCGTCTTTTATTAACCAACTTGCAAGCATGTCTATTGGATCTTTATTGTAATATTTTTCCCTCCAATGTTCGGTGAGTTCGCTATTAACCTTTGCAGTATGCAACGCATCAATTAAAGTTTTTCTTATAACCTGAACTTGGTCATTATCCTCTTTTAATATTTTATTAACTTTTCTTAATTTTATATTTTTTTCTATGCTAGTTTTTACTACTAGTTCTAATTCTTTTTTCTTTTCTTTGTCTTTATGAAATGTTTCTTTTAACTGTTTATTCTCTATAACAAGTTCTTTATTGTCTACTGTTAAAGTAACCACTTGTTCTTGCAAAAATATTAACTGTTTGAGTTGTTCTTGTACTGAATTAAGTTCGGTAATTGTTTGTTCTATTATTTCAGATTGCTCATTATTAAGTGAGTTAAGTTTGGCAATTTTTCGTAGATCATTTTCTTTTTGCCATGCTTTAACTCGGGCAACTTCAATTTTAGGTACACTAGCAAACACATACATTTTATAGAATTTGCCTCTAGTACCGCTATATACTTCCATGTATTTTTTAACAACACGGAATTGTCCTACTAGAGCTTCGGCATTTGTTTCTATTTGTGTTTCTATTTTATTTGTTGCTGTTAATACATTTGCAGTATTTCCGTTTATATACGAAATATATTTTTCATGTAACTTAGTATGTAACCCACAATAATCTAAAAACTTAGTTAAGGCATCATATTTGGCATCTTTGTGTGCCTTGCGTTCTTCTGCATATTTTGTGGAAATACCTGTAAAAAACAAGTGGGTGGAATCTTCTAATTCGTATTCATCTACCCAATTGGGTTTCGAATCTTCGGATATTAAAATAGGTTGCTTATGCGTCACTCCAGCGCAACCTACTAGGGAGGCCCCTAGTAGGATTGTGATTAGCCTTCTCATTGCACAAAGCCATCTTTGGCAAGTTCTTTCCAAAAATCACGAGCATTTTTCCATTGTGCTTTGGCCGCTTCGGTATTAGCGAGGTCCATTGCCATTTGGGCATTTTTGACATTGGCCGTTGCATTTGCGTGTAATGCTGTTTCAAGATCAGTTTTACTGATGCTTGTGAGCACAAAGTACTTGTAGCCTGGTACTCCGGCGCTGTCTGCTTCACGCTCAAAGTACATCTCTTGAACACGCAAATAATTTGCTGTAGATGCACTCATAATTTTTTCATGATTGCGCTCGCTAACAGTAGGCATAATTACAAAACTATCCATGCCATATGTAACACTAGCCCGCTCAAATTTGTTCTTATTAAGAACACGAACGTATTCTGACATTTCCCGGATTGAATCCCGCTTTGCATCTCTACGGGCATTTTTTTCTGTACCGTACAAAGCACTTGTACCTACAAAATAAAGTTGATCGCCTTCCGGTGCAGGCGGTACCATAACCCATTCAGGTCGATCACCGACACTATTAAGGGCCTCTTTGACCATTTCTTGTTTGCTGGAACATCCAACAGTTAGAAGTGCTACGAGCACCAAATAAAAATACCTCATTTTTCTCCTATTCGATTAAGGATGAAAATACATCTTTTGTGTTTACCTACTTTAAATTCAGAAAACCCAAAAGGGACAGGACGATCCCATCCGTTCTTCCTAGCCTGAGAAACACTAGGAAACGCACCTGCCCAACACATAATATGTGCCAAGCAATGTGTATCGTTAAACTTCTGTTGTGGTTCCATATCAAATAAACCGATATCTATTGGAGCCACATCTTCATGTACAAAATCCCATTCATTATCGTTCATTTAGAACTCCAATAAAGTTTAACTATACAACTATTATACTATCTTTAACAAAAAAGTCAACCGAATAATGTAATTAATGCAATAAAATTCATTATTACAAACCAAGTTGTTAGAATAATTGCAAATGCGGCTTTGCGTTTAAATGTAGCAACAACGCCTAAAATGCTACCTATAAACATCATAGGAATGAATATTTTAGTAGCAGGATTTAGTACAGTATAAGTTAATATTGCACTAGCACCACAAACAAGGGTAGTTTCGCATAATTCACAATAGAATGCTAACGGACTTAGTCTATGACTTTCTTTAAAGTATTCTTTAACGTTTGAAAAAACCGAGCCTATTGTAATCTTTGTCTTCAACATAAGTATATCCTTTTGGAGGTATAGATAATTCGCCTTCCCATACGGGAATTATTTCTTTGAAATTACCCATATCGTGGTTTGGTCTTAGGTGCATTTCAATGAGCTTACCGCCTACAAATTCACAATTTATATGTTCGTAGGAACCTTTGAGTTTTGTTAACATGAAATGAATTTTAAATTTATCATCAACTTGTACCCATTTATCAAATTTCCATAAAGGGTTAGACTTATTTCTAAATCCTTCTGTTGTTATTCCTTGTTGTACTATACGAGCTGAATTATCTATTGCATAATCTACGCTTAAATGCCTGCCTTCAAATAGTTCACACCAAAAATAGCCTGGTTCTAAATCCCATTTACCTTTTTCTAAAAAACGTATTTCAGCACCTATGCCCATACCAGCAAGGTTAACGCAAGGTCTAACTATATAATTATTTGATTTTGGTACTGCTACTTCAGCAGGACCACATAGGTATCCTAATTTTTTGGCAAGGATGAGTTTATCAAAAATCCATAAGTCATCTGAATGACATGTTACCCACGCTTCGTAATCGTCCATTTCATTTGTAATAATTTAAATTTATTACTACCCTTCGTTTTTGATCTGTGCATGTTGCTCCTAGATGCTCAGTATCACTGGACATAGTCAGTAATCTATTTGATTTACTTTCAATAATTGTTCCATCTGATAGTTTCGTATAGCCGTCGGTATTATTTAAGTAAAATATTGCTGTGGTCCACTGTTTTAATTTATCTTCATCTGGTATGAATCCTTTTAAATCTGAATGAAAACTACCTTCTATTATTTTGTTTGTTCTAGTCGTAAGATTTGCTCTTATCATAAGAATACTAATAGGTTTAATTTTTAATAGTAATGGTTCTAATATTTCAGCAAACGGTGAGCACCAAGCATATCCTTCATAGAAGGCGTGACTAAAATAAAATTGACTATTTTGGTCCTGTAACTTTTTATAAGGCTCATACCGTTCATTAGAAACACCCAAGAAATCTTGATAATGCCAATGAACTTCTGTACTCAATAATTTTGTTTGAATCGTATGAAAAGATTCAATATCTAAAAAATTATCTTCTATCATGTTTAATCAAATAATACTGATATAGATTCATCGTGGTGTACTCTACGAATTGCTTCTGCAAACATATCTGCTACTGATATAATTCGTAACACTCTATTTTCTTCTGTTGATATGGTATCAGTTATTACTAGTCGGGACATCGCCGAATATTCTATCTTCTTTGCGCCACCGTTACTCAATACCCCATGTGTTATGTAGGCTTGTACATCTTCTGCGCCTTCGTTTTCTAATGCTTTGGCGGCTTTTACTAGCGTTCCGCCGGTATCTATTATATCGTCTACTATTATACATTGTTTCCCCAAAACGTCACCAATGACGTTCATAGCCTCAGATTCGTTTGCACGATCTCTTCGCTTATCTATAATTGCAATATCTAGATTTAATTGTTTTGCTACTGCTCTTGCTCGGGGAACACCACCTGCATCAGGCGAAACTATTATAGCTCTACCTTTAGTAACCATAGGATTTGTTAATAAGTCTTTAACAAATAAAGGTTGAGCATATAAATTGTCTACTGGAATATCAAAGAAACCTTGAATTTGTCCTGCATGTAAATCCATTGTTAATACACGATCAACACCAGCGGCTTCAACCATATTAGCAACAAGTTTTGCAGTAATCGGTGATCGTCCCGCTGGTTTTCTATCTTGTCTAGCATAACCGTAATAAGGCATTACAGCCGTAATTCGACCTGCACTTGCTCTTTTACAAGCATCGACAAGTATTAACAATTCCATTAAATTATCATTTGCTGGATTACATGTACTTTGAATTAAGAAAACATCTTCCCCTCTAATGTTTTCTTTTATTTCTACCCAGATTTCGTTGTCTGCGAATCTAGTAACTAGAGTTTCGCATAAATCTATGCCGGCAATTTTAGCAATATCAATAGCAAGTTGGGTATTTGCGTTACCCGTTATCAGTTTCATATATAGTTTCTGAGTTAAAAGTGTCCGTCTTTAAAATAAACTTTTTTAATATCATCTAGTTCTTTTTTTACTTTGACTAATTCTTTTTGAATTGCCTCATATTGTGCCTGATAATAATCTCGTTCTTGTTCTACTTCTTGCCATTCTGATAAATGGTCTTCTACGTGTGGTCCTGTCATATATGTATTTATTTTATTAGCTTTTCTTTTATAAATTCTCGTTCGTCAATACCACCATGTTTTTTGATTACTGCATTTATTACATCCTGAGGAACCCAACCATAAACACTTTCGGTCGGATCATTGCCCGGTTCTATCCATTGTTCCCACAAAGATTCTTCAGCAGAAGGATAACCTATTTCAAAAGCTGAGTAATAATCTGCTATTGCTTTTGGTTCACTGTAATGGGAAGGACCTGCTTGAAGAGAAAATTGGAATCCGTCTCTGCATATTACATAACGTAATACCTGGACCATAGGATATTGTGTATTTGGATTTTGTATTATTTTGAATGTTTTGTGCCAAGTATTGGCCCAATCTTTTACCATTTTTCCCTTTAGGTAAGGGTTAACGAAGGCCACTCCAGTTCATATCTCTGTCGTAATACTGTCTTGCTTGCTTGTTATCTTTACTTCGGAGATACTCATCTGTATCGTGTCCACCTGGTTGCAAATCGTCTGGTACCTGAGATGGTGTAGGTATTTTAGTTTGTTTGGGTTGTATTTTAAGTAGGCCTGCAAGTAAGCCCATGCCATTGTGAATTGCTACTGCATTAGTTGTCATTGCGGTTCCAATATTATGACCAATAAGTTGTTTTAATTTAGGACTTTTACCAAACCGTTCAACCCAACTATAATCGCCATCCTTTGATGCCTTATATAATCGTGTTGCTTGTTCTTTTGTAACACCCATTGTTTCTAGTTGTCTAGCAATATATTTGGCAAATTCTAATTCTTTGCCTGTGTTTACACTAAAATTTTGTGTATGTCTAAAGTCTGAAGATGGAAGATCAAATGATGCTTCGCCTACTGCTTGCATTAATGTTTTTGGTTTTCTTGCATTTGCTTGCCTTTGAGCATGTTGACCCATTCTTTCAAATTTTTCGTATTCGATTTCATCTTGCTTATACTCTTCATCGTGCTTTGCAATTTCGCCTGGTGTTCGTGTATCTGTCATTTGAACAATGCAGACTTCAGCGCCATTGTCTAACTTTGTGGGTTTACATACTTCATCAATTTTCATTTAATTATCCTAATACTTACTTAAATTATTTATCAGTCTTTTGGTTCTTTTCGTTTTTTAACTTATACATATATTATACACTCTATAGATCATTTGTCAAGTAAAAATTAAATATATATATTATTTTTACAATAAATACAATATAACCGGTTAAGGATACCATGGCAAAGACATTATTTAAAGGTTTTTCAACAGTTCAAGGACCAAAAACTAGAAAATTACATGATATAGAGTTAGCAAAACAAGATTTAATAAATCATTTTCATACCAAAAAAGGGGAAAGAGTTATGAGTCCCGGCTTTGGTTCAATGATTTGGAAATTAATGTTTGAACCATGGAATGATACTACTGAAGAAGCAGTTAAAGAAGATTGCATTAATATTGTAGCAAATGATCCTAGATGGAGATTAGAAGGAGTAAGCACTTATTCAAATAATAATGCTTTAAGTGTACAATTAAGATTATTTTACCAACCTACAGACCAACTGGAAGTTATGGCGTTAACGTTTGACAGAGAACTAGAAGAGGGAATATAAACAAATGGCTACACGACAAGATGTTTTATTTGCCGCAGAAGATTACATAGCAAAATATCAATCATTTGCTCAATCTAATTTTCAAGCATATGATTTTGATACATTAAAAGCGGCTATGGTAGATTACATAAGATTAAACTACCCCGAAGATTACAACGATTGGATTCAATCATCTGAATTTATTAGTTTAATGGATTTAATAGCATTTGTGGGCAACAATATTGCTTTTAGAACCGATTTTGCTACTCGTGAAAATTTTATGGAAACTGCTCAAAGCAGAGATTCAATTTTAAAATTGGCTAGATTCTTAGGATATAATCCTACTAGAAATATAAATTCTAGAGGAGTATTAAAAATTAAAACAATACGGACAACAGAAGCATTAATTGATTCTGATGGTAATAATATATTAAATGTAGATGTTACATGGAATGATTCCACAAATGCAAATGCATATGAACAATTTTTAATGATATTAAATTCTTCTTTTGGAAGTACCACGCAATTTGGCACACCATTTAAAACAGCAACATTAGATGGTGTTAAAACTGAAATTTATAAAATGAATTCGCAAACACAACAAAATGTTACCCATGTGTTTTCTGGTACTGTTCAGGGAGAGGCTATACCATTTGAAATAACAAATGTTGATGTTGATTCGACCTTAGGTTTATTTGAGCCATATCCAGATCCAGATTCTGCTATGCGATGTTTATATCTTAATGATGGTAAAGGAAATTCTAGTGCTAAAACAGGATTTTTCTTTTATTTTAAACAAGGTACTTTAGAATTTAAAGATACTTTAATTAATCGTCCTATTGAGAATCAAGTTATAGATATTACAACTGGAAATATTTCCAATGATGATGTATGGGTGCAAACTATTGACCACACAGGAGTAATATCAACAATTTGGACTCCTGTTGATACTGTGGTTGGTTCTAATGTTATTTTTAATGCAGTCGATAATAACATTAGAGATATTTTTCAAGTAGTTACTAATACCAATGATGCCATTAGTGTTAAATTTGCAGATGGAAGATTCGGTAATGCTCCTAAAGGTATTATTAGAGTATGGTATAGAGTAGGTAATGGTGAAGAATATACTATTAGAACAGATGATATTCAAAATATTGAAATTACTGTACCTTATTATAGTAAACATGATTTACAATTATATGACTTGGTTGTAACATTAGATTTAGAAGAACCAGTAAAAAATAGTTCTTTTACTGAATCAAATACAAGTATACAAACAAAAGCACCACAGGTGTATAGTACACAAAATAGAATGGTATCTGCTACAGATTATGCAGTTTATCCGTTGCAAGCATCTACAAATATTACAAAGATTAAGAGCACAAACAGAGTGCATAGTGGACATACTCGATATGTAGATATTAATGATCCCACTGGAACATATAAAGATTTAACAATATTTGGTGATGACGGTTATTTGTTTGAAGAAGAAACATTTTTACGAAAAACATTAACATTACCTTCTTCATTAAATGCTACCGATATAATAGAACAATATATACAATCTTATTTAGAAGAATCAGAAGTACAAAATTTTTATTATCAAAAATATAAAAGTGATTTTGTTTGGTCGGGCGGTGCTTCTGCAGATGATTTATATTTTACATCTGCCGACGAAGCTACTCCTGCTTTGGCTGCAAAAATGTGGGTATGGAAAAAAGTCACAGGATCTGCTAGGCAAGCAACTGGGTATTTTGAAAGAGGTGCAACAGCACCAGATATTATTGCTATTGGAAAGAATTCGTTGGATTCAATTGGTAAATTCTTAGTTGAAGGTGCAAATATAGAATTTGCAGAAGTAGATACCAATGGTCAATTTGTGGCAGGATCAACTACTACTTGGGCAAGTATAACCGGAGTGTACGGAGATGGCAGAGGGGTTACGAGCTCCAGTTTGGGATATACAGGTAAAACCAAAGAAGACTATGGTACTATATCACTGTCCAGAAACATACCCAATAATGTTAGAATAAAACGTATAGCACCTGCATATAATAATAAATTTAGTTCAACAGAAATTACAGCAATTAAAACCCAATTAGAACTTAATAATTCATTTGGTATACGATACGATCATCGAAATAATCAGTATGAAGTTATACTAGGAATTGATCTAGGTGAATCTCAGGGGTCGTCTTTTAGTTTAACTGAGGATACTTCAGGTACACAATCAGATAATAGTTATATATTGAGAGTAGAATTTCAAACAGAACAATGGGTATTTTTAGCAAGGGCTATAAAATATAATTTTGGATCTTTGAATAATGTTAGATTTTTTAATCAACGATTAGATAATAAAGTTAGTAAGATAACAAAAAAATCAACAAAAGATGAAATTAGAGTATTAGATATTAATTTACAACCGCTTACAACATCAGGAGGCGGATTAGGCACATCCTTATTAACTGCAAATTATAATTTTGATATAGAAGGGTTTTATACGTACGATGATGGCTATACAGATCCACGTAGAGTATTATTAAAATTTGCAGATACTAATAAAGATTATGTAATTGACGATCCGTTTGCATTTGAAAGCATTGTGGGATCAAACGAAATTTATGTTGCAGATGAATTAGTAGACAACTATGTTTATAAAACATTAATGACTACACCACCTCCAACAAACTCAGATGGTACTATAAAATATTGGGTGTCATCTACTTCGTATGATTTAGCGGAAAAGATTGAATATAATGGTGCGGAATATGAATCCAAAATTACAGGTAATTTAGGCATATTGCCCACTGATACATCTAAGTGGTCTTATATTAGAGATTTGATCTATGCAAAGTATACAGGTAGAGCAGGTGTAAGATTTAAATGGAAACATGCCGCCAGTGAGGAAACAAGAATAGATCCAGCGGTTTCAAATATTATTGATACGTTTGTTTTAACAAATACATATAATACTGAATTTAGAAATTGGCTTAAAAATGATAGAAGGGCAAAATATAGACCTCTCTCTTATACTACAGAAGATTTAAAAACAATGTTTATAGCATTAGAAGATGCAAAAACATCATCTGATACAATAATTTATAAATCTTGTGAATATAAAATTTTGTTTGGAACAGAGTCAGACTATGCATTGCAAGCAAAATTTAAAGTAGTAAAAAATACAATATCAAGTTTAACAGATAATGAAATAAAAGCAACAATAGTAGATTATATTGATGACTATTTTGAACCCGAAAATTGGGATTTTGGTGAAACATTTTATTTTACAGAACTTGCGGCGTATATTCATAGAAATATGATAGGTGTAATTTCGTCATTGGTCATTGTTCCAACAAATGCTGATTCTAGATTTGGTAATATGTTTCAAGTTACACCTAATGCACACGAACTTTTCATAAGTGCCGCAAAAGTGTCTGATATAGATATAGTAGATTCATATACTGAAACAAATATAAGAATTGCCGCAGGACTTATAGAAACTCCGGTTTCAACAACAAGCATAACAGGTATTGCAACTGGATCAGGGTCTAGCTCTAGTAGTGGTAGTTATTATTAATGGAAAAATAAATGGCAGATTATTCTAGTAACAACACCAATGATCAGGTTAATAATACTATACCTGGATCAACAAGTAAGAATATTTCAAAACGATCTACTTTTGATTTATTACCTGAATATCTTCAGTCTGATACTAATAAGAAATTTTTAAATGCTACATTAGATCAAATGATTCTAAGTGGTAATCCTAAAATAGAATCAGGTTATATTGGTAAAAAGGTAGGTACAATTCGATCATCAGCAAATGATGTTTATTCGGAAAGTAAGACAACCCTTAATAATAGATATCAATTAGATCCTACGGTTGTTAGTCAAAACCCATCTACATTAGAATATGAATCGACTGTTCCTTATGATGATATTATTAGTAAATTAAAATACCTTGAAGCCAACACCACAAATTTAGATAAATTATTTTCTGATTATAATTATTCTTGGCGTCCTCCAATTGATGTTGACAAGTTTATTAATTGGAATAGTTATGTTTGGCTACCGTTTGGGTTGCCGCTAATAGGTTTGCATGGTGAAGAAGCAAGCGATATTAACGGAAAACACACATATACAACATCTACTCAAGTAATTCACAATAATAGAACACTTACTTTAGAAAATGGAATGCGTCTTGCATTTTCAGATGATAATAAAACATATCTAGTAACTGGTGTAGGTGAAAAAATAACATTGATTGATGAAAGTACTTTAGTCACAACAACAGAAATTTCAATGGGTCTTGCTACACCAACTTTGGCGCTTGGAACAGTAGACACCGGAACTGGGGTTGTTTCTACTGTAACTATAAGCAATCAAGGAACAAGTTATGTATATAATCCGTTTTTTAATGTATATGATAGTACAGGTGGCCCAGCAACTCATGCAATAATAGAAGGTGAAATAGATCCGCCCACAGGAACCGTCACCCAATCTCCTACTATTACAGAAGATGGTACAGGATATGCAACATCTGCTGTTGACCTACTTATAATGGGCGGACAATTGTCTATGCCTCCTTACATGAATGCTAACAAAGATGTACATTATGTTCATGAATATATTTGTATGGAACGATCTGCAAGGGATAATAATCCTTGGTCTAGAATTAATAATTGGTATCATATTAATACTATAAAATCGGTTAATGCAATGTTGGGGCTTACCCAATCGTTTAAAATTGATGGTACTATAGTTGATGATGATTATGCACAACGTCCTATTATAGAATGGGAACGCGATTTACATTTATATAATTATGGTACACATTTTAGAAAACCTGTTAATATTATTATTACAGAAACAATGGATCCGGCTGATGGAACAAATGGATTTTTATTATCTAGTGGTAGTGCGGCCCCCGAAGTTCATGAAGGATACACAGTTTTAGATAATGATAGAGTTTTATTTACAGCATCATCAAATGCTACATATCAAAATAAAATTTATAAAGTTAATACATCACAAACTGGTGCAACAGCCTTAACATTAGAAACAGATGGAAGAGGATCAGGATCCTCAACACATGGTGATGTTGTTACTTCACTAAATGGTACTACATTACAAGGACAAGATTATTGGTTCGACGGAAAAATACAAATATGGAAATTAGCACAAGAAAAAGATAGAAAAAATGTTCAAGTAAAATTTGAATTATACGATACAACATTTAACCCTTTATCTGAATATTTTGAAACAGATTTTTTGGGTAATACTGTTTTTGAATATCTAGAAGATAAAACTACTGCTGATAGATCAGATGATAAATTTTTAGGGTTTGCATTAACATATGCAACTACAAATTATTTGTCATCCACAAATACATCTAATTTAATGTTTAATAATTCACACCAACAAACAATGTATCAATCTGATCGAAGCACTACACCAAAGGATATTTCGGGTTTATATTACTTACGAAAATTTAATAGAGATACTACAAATTACGGGTTTGACAATGGTTGGCAACAAAGTTATAAACAAATTAGAACACCAATATCTAT